TACGGTCTGAAAGTCCTTCAAAACAAACTGTTGTAAAATCTTCTATAGGTTTTGTAAGAACTGTTTCGATACACATCGAAGCATAAAGTTGCTCCGAGTTATCCTTTAAATCCTGTTCATCAAGAACGTCTGTAAATATATCGACTTCTTCAGCACTTAATAGAGGTCTTGCGCCTCGAAAATGTATTTTATCTAAATTAAGTTCTTTCTTGACAAAGTTATCCAGTTCGACGGCATATTCTAATCGCCTTGGTCGTAATTCTAACATTTTAATTCGAATGAAAGCGGCACATAGCCTATCAAAATAATCATTAGTTGATTCACTTTCCGGAATTAAACCAGGTCCCCCTAGCCAAGTAGGCATATTCCAGGGTATATCAGGATATTTATTGAGAACACTTCTGTTTCTCTTTATGAACATAGCCGATGCTAGTTCCCAACAATCTTCTGGGGTTGTTCCCTTAAGTTCTCGATGCAAAGTACCTAGCTCATTGAATGCTAAATTCTCTCGAGAGCCCACTTTAGGTTGCCCATAAACGATTCCCATATTAATATATTTGACTCGTTCCCAGATCCCTTTTTGCTTATCTAAATAATAAGTACATGAGTTAATAACTGCAAAACAGGGTTCACATTCTAAACTACTAACATAAGACTTACCAACAGAGGGTGTTAAACCCCCGAAAGCAGCAATAGTAGTCCAAACTTGAGTTATAGATTGTGTGTAGTCACCTTCTTCAAATCGATTAGATCGAGACTTCAAACCCCTAAAGAGGCAATCATCTCCATTAACTCGTAATGGTAACGGATTATAACAATAATTTCCATTTTTATTACCATTTAATTTGTTAACTCTCCTTGCTCTGGCATAGGTAGACTCATTAACAACCGAATAACGTGAATTAGTGTTCAGCTCGATGGCCATTCTGCATAAAACTGCATTAGCCAAACATAGAATAGGAAACGAAGTAACACTTCCCATCAACTGTCCCTCCATTTGAGGCAGTTCATTTCCTTCTTCATCGAGAAAGATATGCTTTGTTAAAGACCTTATAAAATATTCTCTTAGGTCGGGAGGTATGTATGAACCATTCTCTTCTAGTATATCTACAAGACTATTAGCTAATTCTTCAGAAATCCACGAATG